CACGTTGCTGACTCGTTCTTTGCCTCTGTTTATCCTACTATTACTTCTGGTAAAAGCACCAAAGTAATTATTGTTTCTACTCCACATGGTATGAATCATTTCTACCGTCTGTGGCACGATGCAGAAAAGGATAAGAACGAGTATGTTCCAACTGATGTTCATTGGTCTGAGGTCCCTGGTAGGGATGAAAAGTGGAAGAAACAGACTATTGCTAATACATCAGAGCAACAATTCAAAATTGAGTTTGAGTGTGAGTTTTTAGGATCTATTGATACGCTAATTGCTCCAAGCAAATTAAGAACTTTAGTTTATGAAAATCCAGGAACTAGTAATGCTGGGTTAGACATATATGTAGAGCCTGAGCAAAACCACGACTATGTAATAACTGTCGATGTTGCAAGAGGTGTTGGAGAAGATTACTCTGCATTCGTAGTTGTAGATATTACATCATTCCCACATAAGGTAGTTGGAAAGTATAGAAATAATGATATTAAACCGATGCTATTCCCTAATATCATTTGGGAGATAGCAAAAAAATATAACAATGCATTTATATTATGTGAAGTAAATGATATTGGAGATCAAGTTGCCTCAATTTTAAACTATGACCTCGAATATCAAAACTTACTTATGTGTTCAATGCGTGGTAGAGCAGGTCAAATTGTAGGACAGGGATTCTCCGGAAAGAAAACTCAACTTGGTGTAAAGATGAGTAAGACTGTCAAAAAAGTCGGTGCTCTTAATCTCAAAACCATGATTGAAGAGAATAAACTTTTATTCTCTGATTATGAAATTATCTCTGAATTAACAACATTCATCTCAAAGAGTAATTCATTTGAAGCAGAAGAAGGATGTAACGATGACTTGGCAATGTGTCTTGTCATATATGCTTGGTTAGTTCAGCAAGACTATTTTAAAGAATTAACAGATCAGGATATTAGAAAGAGATTATATGAAGAGCAGAAAAATCAAATAGAACAAGACATGGCTCCTTTTGGGTTTATGTCTGATGGATTAGATGATACTAGTTTTGTAGATCCTGAAGGTGATAGGTGGTTCACTGATGAATATGGCGACAGAGCGTACATGTGGGAATATCAATAATGGAGTTTGATAAGCAGATCAAGTTAGGACACTTACTGCTTTCAGATAGAAGATGTAGAGTATGTGGAGAGACAAAAAATTTAGTTGATGGATTTTACAGAACAAGAAAAGATAGGGGTCCGGTTGCCTCTTCATTTTCATATGAATGTAAGGAATGCACTATAAAAAGAATAACCTCAAATAAAAAACCATCCCATGTCGATCGATGGGAATATCCAGATTGGTAGTTCACGTCTCATTTCCCCTCTGAAAAGTCACTTTTTAATAAATATTTTCAGATAAATCGAGATCACGGAGAAAAACATGGCGACTCCTCAATTATCTCCTGGAGTGATTACCAGGGAGGTTGATCTAACAGTCGGTAGAGCTGATAATGTTCTGGATAACATCGGTGCGATTGCAGGTCCCTTTCCAATTGGACCGGTTAATGAACCAATTCTTGTTACTAACGAAACTGATTTAATCAACGTTTTTGGTAAACCACTTTCTACTGATAGGCAGTATGAATATTGGATGAGCGCATCGTCCTTCCTTTCTTATGGAGGAGTTCTTAAGGTAGTCAGAGCAACTGATGACGATCTGAACAATGCTAACGCAGGTGTTGGCATGGCATTCACGACGACATTGCAGGTTTTGAACTATGAAGACTATCAGAACAATCACACTAATGATGCAACGTTTACTTACGCTGCCAAGAATCCTGGTTCTTGGGGCAACCAATTAAAGGTCTGTCAGATTGATGACTTTGCAGATCAAATCATTGGTATTGGAACGACTAACGTTGCAGCAACCGGAGCACAGATTGGATTTGGTATCACTGCTCCTCTGGCAAATGTCACCATTCCTGGTCAGGGAACAACTTCTAATTTCACAGGTTTCTTAAAGGGCATCATCACTGGTATTACCACTGATGCTAGTAACGGAACTAGTGAACTTGAAGTTAAGGTTGTATCTAGAGTTAACACTGCTGGATCAGAAACTAAGATCAGTTATCAACAAGGAACTGAATTTGCAGCGTTTGATACTTCAGATGAACTTAGATTCATCAACAACTCTGGTGTACATACCACTGGCGTCAATCCAATTGATAGTCATACGGCTTCCTCCGTTCTTGATTGGTATGATCAGCAGACTCTTGGACTGACGAACGCTACCATTTTCTGGAAAGAACTTGCACCAAGACCTGTCACCAGCACTTATGTTGCTGAGAGAAATGGTAGGAATGATGGTATTCACGTCGCTGTCGTCGATGATAATGGTGGAATAACTGGTATTAGAGGCAATCTCATTGAGAAGCACCTCAATCTTTCTAAGGCAGAAGATGCCGTGTCCGCAGTAAATGCACCTGACAAGATCTATTATAAAGAGTTTATCGCTGATAGATCTGCAAACATCTTTGCTGGATATAGTCCCGCATCCGCAGAAGATGCCTTCCATCAAACTGTTCCTAGAGCACTTGGTTTCTCCACTGATTTTACTGCAGTAACCACTGGTGGTGGTCTTTGGGGTCAAAACTCTCAGGATACGAACTTCAATGGAATTGGAAATATAACCTATACCCTTGGAGGTGGTGAGGATTATGCTGCTGGTGTTCCCGATTTTGGAGAATATAAGAACGGTGGTATGACTGCCACTCTCGGCAATATTGTTACTGCATATGATGAATTCTCAAATAAAGATGAAGAAGCAGTTGACTTCTTTATCATGGGTCCTGGATGTAGCACTAAGTCTGAATCTCAAGCGAAAGCGAATAAGTTGATTCAACTTGCAGAACTGAGAAAGGACTCCATGGCATGCATTGGTCCTCATAGAGCAGACATTGTTGGTCTTAGTGATTCAACCACGCAGACGACTAACTTGATTAACTTCTTTAGTCCTTTATCATCCTCCTCGTTTGCAACATTTGATTCTGGTTATGCATATAAGTATGATAGATTTAATAATGAATTCAGATATGTCCCAACTAATGGAGACATTGCTGGATTGATGGTAAGAACCAATATTATTTCTTATCCCTGGTTCTCACCCGCAGGTCAACAACGCGGTGTTCTGAATAACGTTGTCAAGTTGGCATACAATCCAGATAAAGCAGAGAGAGATCAACTTTATCCACTGAGAGTTAATTCAGTCATCACAAAACCTGGTGTTGGAACAATTCTCTTTGGCGATAAAACTGCACTCTCTAATGCATCTGCATTTGATAGAATCAATGTTCGTCGCTTGTTCCTGACAGTTGAGCAAGCACTCCAGAGTGCAGCAGAATCTCAACTCTTTGAACTCAATGATGAGTTGACAAGAGCAAACTTCAGAAATATTGTTGAACCTTTCTTGAGAGATGTAGAGGCAAAACGAGGGATCAGCGGATTCCTTGTTGTTTGCGACACCTCCAATAACACTCCAGATGTTATTGATAATAATGAATTCAGAGCAGACATCTTCTTGAAGCCTGCCAGATCGATTAACTTCATCACTCTTACTTTCGTTGCTACCAGAACTGGCGTCAGTTTTGAAGAAGTAGCAGGTAGAGTTTGATCATAATATCTAAATAACAAAAGGAGGATTTAACAATGGCAACTTCAAGAGAAAACAAGACTATTTCTCAATTTAAATCAGCACTGATTGGGGGTGGCGCACGCCCCAATCTATTTGAAGTAGAAATGCCGCTTTTACCGAACGGCATTGCTTGGGATGCTGATAGTTTCAGATTCTTGTGCAAAGCAGCAGCAATGCCTGCTCAGAACATTGCTAACATCGATGTTCCATTTAGAGGTCGTATTTTTAAGGTTGCTGGAGACAGAACCATTGATACCTGGACTGTAACCGTCATCAACGATGAAGGATTTGCACTCCGCAATGCATTTGAAGAGTGGTCAGATTTGATCGCAAGATTAGATAATAACATTGGTGCGACCGATCCATCTGCTTACATGGTTAATGCTAAGGTATTCCAATTAGGTAGAGGTGCAACCCCTGC